CAGTATTACCTATGATCCATAAAGCTGAAAGCTTATTTCTAACTATCTAAAGACAACCTAATCTAAAAATCTACAAAAAAGCTCACAAAAAAATCAATGCTTGAAAATGATGAACAACCCATCCCTAGCGTATCAATCGAGAAACCACTCGTCTCCAGAGGCTGGTGCTTTACCTGTAACAACTACTCCGAGTCTGACTATAACGGATTCCTGGCTGCTGAGTCCGTCTATCTTGTCATTGGCAAAGAAATCTCGTCGACTGGTACTCCTCACCTCCAGGGGTATATCTACTTCCGAACTGAGAAATCTCTCCGAACTCTCAGAAAACTCTCAGACCGATCTCACTGGGAGCCCGCGAAGGGTGACTCCGACTCCAATTTTTGCTATTGTTCCAAAGGGGAAAACTTCATCGAACGCGGTACTCGCCCTGCAACTGGAAAACGAAAGGCTGCTAACGGCCTCGCTAAAATCAAAGAAAACTACGCTGAAACAGTCGAACTCGCTAAAAAGGGTAAGCTCGATGAAATCGATCCAGGACATCTACTACGCTTCTACGGGTCTATCAAATCGCTTCAAAAGGACAACCTCGTACGCCCTTCAGACTCAGAAGAACTTACTGGCCTATGGATTTACGGTCCTTCCGGCTGCGGCAAGTCTAAATACGTCCGAGATACCTATGGACAAGACTTCTACTACAAACTAGCTAACAAATGGTGGGATGGCTACAGACAAGAAGAAACGGTCCTAATCGAAGATCTTGGAACGGAACACGATAAACTCGGTCATCATCTTAAACTCTGGTCCGATCGCTACGCCTTTTCCGGTGAAACAAAAGGTGGCATGCTCTCCTGTCGGCCTAAAAGAATCGTCGTGACTAGTCAATACTCAATTGAAGAAATCTTTCTAGACGAAAAAACCCAAGAAGCATTAAACCGTAGATTTACTAAACTTAGATTATTTAACTTAAAAAGTACTTAATAGAACCAAATAAGCAATACACTATACAAAAGACAATCTGAATAATAGAGGACCCCGTTGGGTGCCCTGAAAGGGGGGGGGACGGAGATAAGCCCCAAATAATAATTAGCACGCCCCTGTTAATGGATCATAGAA